ATCGTCAAGTGCAGCAAAGAGGCCATCAACAACCAAGCCATTGCTTACAAAAGCAAGAAGGACGGGAAGATCCGCCCGCTATTTGGTTGGAGCCTTCTAGAGCCAGTGGAAGCGGACGATGATTTGAAGTCCGACGTCATAGACGTAGTTCAGCTGAAAGAAAAACTACCGACTAAAGGAAGAGTGGCTTTTGACTCCGAAGAGCTCGAAGAGATCGGGGTAAGCGTCGGAGATGTAGTCGGTTTCAAGGAAAACAGAGACTACAGAATCACCATCGACGGAAAGGAATATTACAGAACCCGTGTACAAGACTTGCTCTATGCGGAAGTTTACAACGATTGAGGCTGCAGAGCGACTCATGAAAAGCATGGAGGTCGCCATCAACAACATGATCGACGAGGTGAAAAAGCCAGTCGATCCAGACATCAACGGAAGTGCTCGTAAGGCTGAACTTCAGTCCATCAAGCAGACAGCTACGGACTGCAAGGAGCTCCTCGTTGAGAGACAGAGACTAGAACAAATGATCAAAGACCTAAGAGACAATGGAGAAATCGGAGAACAAAAAGACTATAGCGGAGGTTTCGCTGAAAGATTCTCTAAATGATTGGCAAGGAATCGTGTATCAAATGAATAAACAAGACTTTAGGTTCTGGGAGGAATCCTGGAACGACGAGTTCGAGGATTAAGCTTCTTTTTTCGTCAGGCGGCCCTCTACGCATAATAGGGCAATCACACTGGGGCGTAGTTCAGTTGGTTAGAGCGTCTGTCTTATACACAGGAAGTCGTGGGTTCAAGTCCCACCGCCCCAACAATTTATTATATTTGTACCATGAAGCTCAATAAAAGAGACTACAAGGAAGAGTACGCTAAGTACGGGAAGGGTGAAAAGGCCAAGAAGTACAGGGCAAAACTCAATAAGATCAACCGCCGTAAGGGTAACTACGGGAACGGAGACGGTCTCGACGAAGCACATGTAGGGTCGTCTGACAAAACAAGAAAGCAGCCTGAGTCTAAGAATAGAGCCAACAATAGACCTAGAATTAGGAGAAGCAGGTAAGCGTATGCACCTGTAGCTCAACAGGATAGAGCAGCGCACTTCTAATGCGCAGGTTCGGGGTTCGAGTCCCTGCAGGTGTACTAAATTAAATTAACATGGCTAAAACACAACAAACTTCCTCTTACCAGCCTAAGAGAGTGCGTCGCAAGGGCGTTCACGCAAAGACTCAGCAGTCTAAGAATAAGAATTCTAAGAACTACAAGAAGCCTTACGCTTCGCAAGGACGATAACTATGGCTGATTACATCTGTGGGTGCGGAGAGCACGAAGAATCAAAGTCTGGCGTATCTATCAAGTTCGTCAACGACAGGGCGGTACATGATATCAAGTGCCCCTGCAAACAATACATGGAGCTAAAAAACCCAAAAGCTGGAGTCCCTAGCTTTAAACGAGACAGTCACGGTCGTGTATACTGATGAACCCCCTTGTAGAAATAGAGGATTATGATGTCCCTGCTATCGCAATTTGCCCCAAGGGTACGCAAGGTGAGGTTGTTCAACATGGTTCACTACTCATTATGCTTCCCGCTCAGCCTCCCAAAAAGGAAATTGCGGGATATGGAAAGCCAGACCACATGCAGGTGTGGGAGAGGATTCCTATGCCTCAGGAACTGTCGCGTATTAAATCTATGGATGAGTGGGGGGAGATGCCGAGAGAGTTTCGACAGAAGTTTTCTCCGTATATCGAGGAGGAATTTCGCCGTAGGCGTGAGGGCTTTTGGTTTTATAATGCGGGTCGGCCTACATACATAACAGGAAGGCACTACATGATGCTCCAGTGGACCAGGATGGACGTGGGTTATCCTGACTTCTTGGAGTTCCAAAGAAATATTTTCTTACATTTGGCTGCGTGTGAGGCGGATCCGCGATGTGTTGGCCAGCTGTATACGAAGTGCAGGCGTAGCGGATATACTAATATCTGCTCCGCTGTGCTTCTAGATGAAGCTACGCAGGTCAAAGACAAACTCCTAGGTATCCAGTCCAAGACTGGTAAGGACGCACAAGAAAATATATTCATGAAGAAGGTGGTGTACATGTTCCGCCACTACCCCTTCTTCTTCAAACCAATACAAGATGGTACCACGAACCCACGCATGGAGCTGGCTTTTCGCGAGCCGAGTAAGAGAATCACGAAGAAGAATAAGACTTCGCAGACGGGCGAGGCTCTTAATACGGTCATAAACTGGAAGAACACAACTAACAACGCATATGATGGCGAGAAGCTACATTTGCTGTATCTAGATGAGGCTGGAAAATGGGAAAAACCTACAGACATAAGGGACGCTTGGAGGATTCAGCGGACCTGTTTGATCGTCGGTCGAAAAATAATCGGAAAGGCGATGGTCGGAAGCACCGTAAACCCTATGGACAAAGGGGGAAAGGAATACAAGGACCTCTGGTTGGATTCGGATCCGATGGATCGGAACGCGAATGGGAGGACCAAGAGTGGCCTATATAGGCTGTTCATTCCTGCCGACGAATCCCTAGAGGGTTTTTTCGACAAGCACGGGAGACCTATCGTTACAGACCCAGAGTCACCGATAGATGGGTTGGATGGTGCAGAGGTAACGCAGGGGGCACGCACCTATCTCAAAAACGAGAGGGATGCAATGAAGCACAACCCCTCAGAGCTTAACGAGATAACTAGACAGTTTCCGTTTACTGAGGACGAAGCGTTCAGGGACAGCATCGACGGGAGCTTGTTTAACATCGGAAAGATCTATCAGCAGATAGAGCACAACGAAGAGCTCTTTCCGAATCCAGTCGTCAAGGGGAACTTTATCTGGAAGGAAAAAGATAAAGAGGTTGCATTCTCCCCAGACGTAAACGGTAGGTTTAGGGTCTCTTGGATGCCTCCGCAGGAACAGCGAAACGTCAGGAAGCTCGATAGAGGCAAGCTCGTAGCCCCGTTTGCAGACAGAGGATGCGGTGGTGTTGACTCGTATGACCTCGATGCCACAGTCGATGGAAGAGGCTCTAAGGGGGCTCTACACCTATACAACAAGTTCCACATCGAGAACCCGTCGAACATGTTTGTCGTGGAGTATGCTTCACGTCCAGATCTGGCCAAGATATTCTACGAAGACGTGCTTATGGCTGCGTTCTTCTACGGGTACCCGCTCCTCGTGGAAAACAATAAGTACGGGATTGTAAGATACTTTGAATCAAGAGGTTACGACGGTTACTTAATGGATCGTCCAAGCCACCTTTCGTCTACCAGCGCCAAGGTTAATGTCAAGACTAAAGGTATCCCGTCGAACTCACAAGACGTGATACAGTCTCACGCCCAGGCCATCGAAGCATACATACACGACCATGTCGGGGTCAACTACGACACTGGAGAGGTCGGAAATATGTATTTTAATAGAACTTTAGAGGACTGGATAGGATTTCAAATCCATAATCGTACCAAATTTGACTTGACAATTAGTTCTGGATTGGCTCTTTTGGCTGCACAAAAATCAAAACCAGTGGAGCGTACGGATTTCACTGAGCGTAAGTTTTTTAGGCGCTATAAGGTAATCGGCTGATTCCTTATATTTGTGCCAATGTATAATGACAACAACAAGAAGAAGGGGTTCCCAGATCCGCTAGCAGATTCTTCTGAGAAAAAACAAAAATCTTATGGTCTTCAGTATGCGAAGGCTATATATTCTCAGTGGGGGCAGTCTAGCGATACGCATTCTCTGTACGGGAGAAGGAACAAGATCTTTAGCAGAAACAGAGATTATGCTAACGGAACCCAGGACACCACGATATACAAGAAGCTGCTCAGCTCCCTCAATCCTATGGACGGAGACGGTAGTCTGCTTAACCTGGATTACACTCCAGTGCCGCTTCTTCCGAAGTTCGTTAAGATTGTAACCAACAAGATTCTTTCACGGGACCCGTACCCCAACCTTGAGTCTATAGACCCTATCTCTTCTTCTGAGAAGAACAAGATGAAGGATCGCATGAAGATGCAAGTTCAAGCAAGAAAAGAGCTTCTTGCGCTCAAGGAGCAGGCTGGGGTTGTTCTTGACATGGATCCAGAGGAGATTCCAGAGACGCTGGAAGAAGCTGAGATGTTCATGGACACGAACATCAAGACCGACGCTGAGGTGGCGGCGCAGCTTGCTACGGCATTGACGCTTTCCTGGGCTGAATTTAACGACACGACATACAGAAGGGCCGTGCAGGATGTCGTGACTCTCGGCATGGCTGCAGTGAAGAGAAACAACGATCCGTCAAAGGGGATTGACATCGAGTACATCGACCCATCGAACTTTGTCCACAGCTACACCGAAGACCCAAACTTCGGAGACATGGTATATGCGGGCCATGTAAAAAGAATACCGATTCAGGAACTCAAGAGAATCGCAGGGGATCAGCTTTCAGAGGGGGAGTACAAGAAGATTGCAGATAAAGTAAAGGACAAGTACTCCAACGACGCCTCTAGATTTAATTCGTCTCATTACGACGACAGGTACATGCGTACCATCTACGGATATGACGAGTACATGGTTGAGGTCTTGGACTTCGAATTTATCAGCGTGGATACGATGTACTTCGAGGAGAAAGAGAGTCGTCACGGGAATGTAGGGTTTTACTACAAGGGGGATAGCTACAAGGAGAAGACTGGCGGCGTCTTCGATCGCAAGCCACACAAGATGGAGATGGCCTGCGTGTACGGGGGGTCGTTTATCGTGGGGACCGATTATATTTTTAACTACGGGAAGGTCCACAACGTTCCAAGGAACATGCACGACCTTACTCGCGCTAAGCTCTCTTACTCTGCAGTAGCTACGAACATGCGACGCATGATTCCTAAGTCTATGGTGGATAGCTGCACTGGGTTTGCAGATATGCTTCAGCTCACGCACCTTAAGATCCAACAGGCAGTTGCTAAGGCTAAGCCAGATGGATTGATTATCGATATCGAGGGGCTGGAGAACGTACAGCTAGGAAAGGGAGGGGAGCTCGAACCACTTGAGATCCATGACATCTACGAGCAGACTGGTGTGTTCTACTACAGAAGCAAGAACCCAGAGGGGGGCATGCAGGCACCACCGATTCGTGAAATTGGAAACGCGATAAGAAACATCCAGGAGCTTGTCGCGCTGTACAACCACTACCTGCAGCTTATCAGAGATACATCTGGCATCAACGAATCCATGGACGGCACGACACCTAAGGGTGATATGCTCGTCGGGGTTCAGCAGAACGCTATACTCCAAGGTAACAATGCCATCCACGACATCACCAACGCATCTATGATGATGTACAAGAAGGTGTGTCAGGATGTTGTTAAGTGCCTCCAGATTATTCCTGAGGATTCGGTTCTCTACCGCATGTACGAGAATGCCATCGGGGAGACGAATATGTCTGTGTTGAACTCGTTCAAGAACCTCTCTATGTACAACTTCGGTGTCAGCGTGGTGAAGGAGATGGAGGATAAAGACAAAGAGTACCTTGAGCAGAACATTCAGATGTCTATCCAGCAGGGTCAGATAGACCTAGAGGACGCTATA